TTTCTGCTAATTCAATACTCATAATACTTTCCTCCGTTAAACTGATTTTGAAAAATAATACATTGTTCCATCTCTATAATTAGTTAGAGTGTTATCGGAGTAGTTTTATGTTATTTGATAATAGTGGTACCTCCTTAATATAAATTATTGTATATTGTACTTATGATAATCAACTACCTATTAGTAATAAAAGTGTTGTGGTTATAATTAATTATAATCATTACACCTAGTTAATTATAAAATACACAAAATTTTCAGTACCAGCAGCCGGATTTCCATCCGCGGTAGCCGCAGTAAAAGAAGTACCATCTACTCTATTTATAGGAAATATAACTGAAGCTCCCGCTTGTAATGCTGCTGCTGCTGCGTTATTAGGAGATAAAAATATAAGAGATGCAGTTGTAACTAAGGTATTGTTGACAACTGTATATTTATTGTTAGCACAGATGAATGTACCTACAATTCCATTTGTTGTTACAGCTCTTAAACCTCTAGCGCCCCCTTCTTGTAGATATGTGTGAGGAGTAGGGTGATTATTTGGAAAAATAACTCGATAATTTAGTTTAGGTAACGAGGCGCCACCAAAATAAACAACAGCAGGATCAGTGGCTTCCCAATTATCTCCCTCAATATCTACTGAGCCTGACGAAGGAGCAACATAAACAAACCGAGTAGTAGTATCGCCAATGGCTGGATATCTAAAGTAATTGTTTCTACTAAATATACTGACATTTGTGCTACCAGAAGCGTTTAAAAAACGATAACAATTAGTCATATATACATGAGAATTTACAACACTAATTCTGCTTGAATTTCTAATTTGAATTAGCATAGAGCCATCATACCCAGATTCAAAATAAGTATCAGTTATACTTATCTGACAACCAATACCCACATCTAGTCCAATAGAACCCTGTCCTTCAAAACAACTATTACTAACATGAACATTAGTGGCATTTGATAATATCATAGTTTGTGCAGCATTTATTATTACTCTATCTATAATTAAATCATAACAATAATCTATTTTAATTCCTAATCCAAAAGTTGTTAAATAAGAAAAGTGACAATCTCTTATTGTAGAATACCAGTTTTGTTTTAGGGACATAGCTATATTAGATCCAGATATATTAAGATTTGTAGCATTTATACCATTGGAGTCAGACAATACACCAATACTTGTACCCCCAAGTGTACTAATCCTTAAATTTTCTAAAACAGAATTTCCATTAGTTGTTATTCCAGCACCAGAATTTATACTAAAATATAAAAATGCGAAACCAGTCGGTCCACCGACACGAGGACTATGTCTTCCATACCATTTTTGAGTAACACCCATTGTAAGTCCAGCACCTATATAGTAGTCCCCTAGGAACTCAATAGTTCCGTAATCCCCTGCTGCAATAATAGCCTTATTGATAACTACTTCATCTACATATACTGCTGTGCCTATACTCTTATATTTTCCTGACTCACCAAACCATTGAGTAATTACTGTAACTGTACCAGGTAATAAGACTGCTCCAGTTCCCACACAATCAAACACTTGATACAATCCTGCTTCAAATGGGCCATTGATAGTAAGTGTCTTAGTATCTGCAATCTGTAAAATAGCACCAATTACTACTGAAAGTTCCTTGTCACTCGGTATAATCAAATCATCGTCTATAGCATATGTACCAGGACCTACAACAATTCGTTTACTTCCAGCTAATGCCACAGCATCAATAATTCCTTGCACTGTAGAAACATGAGTATCACCATCATCACCTGAAATTTCAGCACCACGATAATTAAAGAAATATCCTTCTGTTGCAGAAATAGCCACTAACAGGGGTTTAGAGATATGACCCGTTGCAGACGGTTCAGTCAATGACAAAGTTCCTTCAGTTATATCAGACAGGAAGTAACACGACCCGGCAACTAAACCAGATAATCCTTCCACATAACCACCAGTCGTCATAATAAAAATATCTGTTGAAATTAGCTGTGAAACTAAACCAATAACTTCAGCATTAGCAGAGCCATCTGCTTTTGCTTTTACATATTTACTAGTAACACTATCCCATCTTAACGGAGTACCAATAAGGAATGAATGAGCAGCTTGTGCAATTATTCGATCATTACTTTCATTTATGTTGTTACTTGCATCCAATTGAAAATAAGCGCCATCATAAGTAACAGTAATTACGCTTCCACTCAATAAATCATTTGCATCAAGTTCCAGGGCATTTCCTTGTTTTCTAATACTGACTGCACCGATACCGTCAATATTAAGTGTAGCAGGACCAGTATTTACATGCGGCACCTGAAAACGTAAAGTCATACCTGCAGTTAAACTTGTAATAGTAGGAGTATACGCTGCAGTATACGCATTTCCTGCACCACCAGCAACTGCAAATGCCGCTACACTACTTTGAATATCTGCTAGTGTTGCATCTTGTATTCCACCCACTGTTGTACCAGCTCTTAAAACAGCCATATAATCCTCCTATGCCTCTGCTCTTTCACGTATAAATTGAATACCCCATGCTAATGGTCGAATATTATTTGATAATGCCTGTGAATAAAAAGAAAACTTAAGCTTGTGACATAACCCAGTATAGTTGCAAGAACTCATAAACCTAGTAATTTCATCTTGTAAGATAAATTTCTGAAATGGTACAGCCACTGCGGTAGTATCACCATCATTATAATATTCAACTTTAACAAACATCGCATATAATGTAATACTTGCGCCAGCTTGAAAATCAACAGCAGGCCCAGTTAAAAAAGTCATTTTATTAGCAGTTACAGTTGTACATAAAAATGGGCCTGGATTATTAGGATCAGAAGTCATAATCATTAAGCCAGGAATAAAACCAGCGGTAATAAAATCTCCTGCAATAGTGGTAATTTCCATGACCCAATCTTCATATAAGATGCCGTTAATTGTGACAACACCATTAATGTCAGTCCAATTGCCAATTAAAGGAGTACCGCTTTCAATCAGTTGTTTACAAACGAAATTTTCACCATCCCAAAAATAACCAGTATTACTTGAATCTTCTATAAGATGGCCGTATAATCTTAAATTACCGCTTTCAATCCCGGCACCTTTTATTTCAATATCTGCTCTGGTGTAAATAATATCATACGCCCCATCAGATTCAGTTATAAGTTTTACGTTGCGAAGAATAGTAATATCAAAAATATTAGTTGTGGGCAACATAGCATTTGTAATTACAAAAGCTTCAATTGCCTCTGTACCATCCCACAATGAACCATAATCTAATCTAACCATGTAACCAGTATCTAATAATCCATAATGATAAACATTACCATTATCATCAACAACCTTTACTGTTGCTTGTGGCACAGGCTTTGTACCAGTATTAATCTTAGACCATTTTTTACTAATTAAGTTGTATGTCAACCAAACATTACATGCTACTTGACCAGCACCTGATGGTAAACAAACATTCCATTCATAATGATTAGGATCAAACCACCCGTGTGAATTTTCAATTGCATCAAAATTAACGCACGTATCTAACTCCCTATCAAAATATAAATTAATACCACTTAATGGAACTAATACAGCAGCATCAAATAGAATCGGCCCAACATAACTAATCCACATCGCAATATTTCTAATAGCATCTTTAGTAATTTCAAATGCTACTTCAGCCGTGCACATTGTGCGAGGGGCCGCGCAACCAATATTCTCAGAAATTTGACTAACTGTAAATGTTTCTGGGCTATGTCCATCTAGCAAGAAAGTTTCAGTAGACTTAGTTACAATTTCAGAGTTATATAGACTAGCGCCAAATCGATTAAATATATTAGCTGTGGCAACTATATCTGAACTATTTTTCCCAACATAAATTCGTTTGTTATCTGAACTAGAATCCTCTCCATTGAAAGAATCAGAAGTATTTGCTACTGCGTAATCAATACTATGACCTTCTTTACCAGGAATATCGCCTGCAAGAAATAAACGGTTTTTGTAATTAAAAGCAAATTTATATGCGCCCATTGATTGTGTACAAGGGATCCCATATAAAGTATCTAAGTAACAGCCATCTTCATATCCACCAGTAACTATCTTAATTAAACCAGGATCAGTCACAGGGTCATAAGGAGTTCCAAATAAAGAAGAGTCAAAAACAATTGAAAAAGTATCTGCATCAATTACTGTTACTTCATAGTTATTTCCATTTAACCCTGACCAATCAGCTTGGGTAATTCCAGAAAATGTTACTTTATCACCATCAACAAAATCATGGTCTACCCATGTTACAACACAGGCTGCTGCCTGTGACAAATTAGTAATATCTTTTTCAGTATGCGCAGACAATCCACCAGACCACTCCAATTTATACGCATATGCAAAAGTACTAAACAAGTTTACTTTATGTTCAGCCGTTGCAGCAGGGGGATTCCAATAAATTGTCCCATTTTTATTCATTGATTTTGTGGCGCCACTATCTAATGAACCATCATAAATTGTTCCTACAGAAGCCCAAGTGGTACCGTTCCAATAATAAAGTGTTAGGGTGCTTACTAATGTGTTTACCAACCCTGGTAAAAAAGCTACTTTAATTGCAGTTATCCTATCACTAAACATCATGATAGCATAATCAGTTGAAGATAGTCCGGATAGTTTAGCAGCTATTGGATAAGCACTAGTACTAACATCATAAACTTCAGGAGTATAATCTTCATAAATACCAGATCGATTTACTTGAAAACTAATACAGACTCTATTAACACCATCCCATAAATTAACCAAAGGTTGCATTGGGCAATTTACTGTAAGATGGTATAGTGTGAATGATCCTGCAGAAACACTAACCTGATACCAGTACAGGAGTAAATCATTTATTAAAACTGGTTTAGATGTTGCTACGGTTGAATTAAATGTAACCCCACCTATTTGAGCATGTGTTATACCACCAACTGCAGTACCATCAACTGTCCCAGTGACACTTGCCCAAGCTGTTCCAACCCATTCTTTTACTGTTATTGTCGATGCAACTGCATTGAATACTGAAATATATGGTTTAAAACCAGATAAAGGTCTAGTAGATCCTATTAAGTAAATATCAGTTGCAGCAGTAAATGCAACAACATTATCTGCATCAGTCAAAGTATTTCTTATTTCATCTGTATATGTAATCGGTGTTGTAGGAGTAATAGCAGTTATACCAGTTGCTTTAATAAAAGAAGCAACACCTGATTCTTCACCACCATATATAAGTGTCTCAACAGAGTTGCAGTATACCATATCATTGTTTGGTGCTTCAACAAAAAATCCTTGTTGTGCTCCAGTAGCATCGGTATGGATATAGGTTCCTTCAAAATCTCCAGTATTTGGTGGGACACCTTTATGAACTGCTAATACTGAAGCACTCAAAGCGGCGTTCCACTGTTGAGTAAAAATATAAGACTTTTGTGTGTTTGGTGTTCTTAACTGAAAACCATTTCGACCATTAACATACGTAGAAATAGGAGTTGTATTTATTCTAGTGTAACCATTAACGCCAATGATTCCAGTTTTAGTATAACGAATATTTTGACAATCAGAAAAGTTGCCATTAGCAATTTTTAGTGGATGAATATCAGGAAGCCACTCACCTAGAAAGTCAAACTGTAACCTTTCAAAAGGGGAGTCAGGGGCATACTGTTGTAAACCTTGAATCTCTTGTATCATCTTTGTGGCCCAACAAGTTTAAGAGTATATTGATTCTGTGGCGCCGGTTGTAAAGTATTTTCTGCGGCAATCTCTATTTTATCAAGGTTCAATGATTGAATATACAATTGATATAACTGTCCTGCTTTTGTGTATTGTCGTTCTTTGGCTAACCCCATAAAGGTAACAAATAAAATTGCAGGAGTTTGAAATTTCACTGGTATGTTAGCAATGTTGCTTGTTACTTGTGCATAATAAACAGTAACGATAGTTCCATTTTCTGTAGTAGTTGGTACCGGATAAAATCCAACCTTGTCTATTATATCAAAAAAATATTTAGGAGCACCTGTGGAGACTGCGTATTGAAGACCTGTCATCCATGGTGTGATTTGTTTTAATCCCTCACTTGCATACACTGCACCAAGGATCTTTATATAATCTGTAGAAACATTATATATCTGTACTCCTGTCGCTAGGGTAACTGAACCTGAAACCTCACAGCAATATGTTTTAGTTGAAATATCAATTGCAGCGTCATCAATCCAGTTTTCAAGTTCTGTATTACTCCAAAAACCTGCGACTGCCTCATCTAATAAGGCTCTTGCACGATCACGAATTATTGATTTTGTTAAACCCATATTTTATCCTATGACTGCAAACGGTTCAGATTGAACTCTGATTGACACTTTCGCTTTCCCAGTATACTTTTTATTTTTCGCTTCACTAAGATAACCATCATAGAAATCATAAAAATATTCTGAACCTTCAATACTTGTCCATGACTTATTCGGCATACGCAATAGATAAGCTACTGCACCATTGAGAATAGTTTCGTACCAATCATCAAATAAGAAATCTGGAAGTGTCGAAGTTGTTGGAGATGGTTTAACTGCCACCCAAACAATTAGCCCACCAGCATAAGAAGTATCAGGAATTTCTTTAAACATTAAAACTTTTTCTGCATCAACCATATACTCTATTGGTTGACTGGATTCTACCTGTCGCCAACTATCAGGGGATCGATCTAATAAATCCATTGACGTTGGACTAACAAATAAACCATTAACTTCTACACGTTCAACAGTGATAATTGAACAGTCAGTAGGGGCGGTAAGTGTATAAGAAGCAGTGCCTGCAACAATATTAATAGCAGTTAATTGCTTAACATAGAGAAGAGTTTTTGAACAAAATTCTCGGGTGATTGTACGAACAGCAGAATCAATTTCTATCTTACTTGCCCCAGGAACTCTGATTGAAACGCCATCTAACCAAGCTGAGATGTTTGCCATGTTTTATCCTTCACTAAGTCTGAGAGGAAGAACCAAGAAAATTGAATCCCTCCTCTCAGACCTTGAACAAATGAACTACGCAACTACAAGTTTCGGGACTCTCATAGAAACATCAGCACCCATACAAATATTATCGACACACCTTGCAATATTAGGATTAATAATACCAGTGTATCCGGCATAGTTTGTTAAGGTAGCAGCGTTCATGAACTTATTACCTACCAAGTACAGAATACCTGTTGAACCGTTAGCTTCATCATCGATACAGAGACCAGTTGAAGTTGTACTAATGATGTTATTCTTTATCAATGTTTCATAAGATGAAGTCGTACCAGTCACAGTAGAAATACCAAGACCAGCACTTCCATGCATCCAACATCCTTCAACCACAGTCCCGGCACTCTCCCCTGTACCAAAAGCAATATAGTTTGTGGCAAACGACCCAAAGATGTCACAATCAATCACCTTCAAGAAGGGACTTGCCGTTGCGAGAATGGCTCCGGTAACCGTACCAACGGAACCGTCGAACGTGCACCCGATGAACTGGATGCCACTTGATGTAGAAGCCAGGGTTACGATCGGGGAAGCGTGGGCGATTGCCGAAAACCAGATATTAATGAATCTGGTGCCATAGTTCCCTGCATTAACGGGGACATGGCGCCCAATAATACGCGGTTTGGTATTGGCATCATAGGAACCCACACCGATAACATCACACTTATCGGGGAACGCCACGAGATTAGTTACGCCGGTGGCCAAACTCGGATCACCTTTGTAAAAAATCCTGTTTCTTGCAGCAAAGGTTTTTGAACTTAAAGCAATGTTTGCATTATTGGCAGCAATAGCAACTGCTAATGTTTTAAAAGCTGTATCCCATGTTTTTCCATCATTAGTGTCACTCCCAGCATTGTTCTCAACATAGTAGGTTTCACCCTGGACAATATTTAAATCCAGGTCATTAATACCTTCCTGTATTTTCCAAAATGCTCGACGAGTGGTCAAGTCAGGAACATGGTTAAAATAGGAATTAAGTTTCACGGTTTATATCTCCTTCCTTACCGATTTTACGGTAAACAACTTATACACATTTAATTACTCACCTGAAGTATCCTTATACACAGAACCTTCACCATAACCCGGGGGAATATCAGACAAGTCAGTGCAGGTAAATGTTACACCAGCCGCGTCACTGTTGGTAGTACCAACGATGAAAGGATTCGTTGTATTAGCAACAGCCAAAATACCCACAGGGCAAGTATCTGCAGCGGGGGCAGGAAGAACTGCAAGTGCAAGTGCAGCAGTAGCAGCATCTGCTCCTTTAAGACAATCAAATGTCCCGTCAGCAGTAAGTGTCACCAAATAAGCTGCATACTTTCCCGCTGCCTGAATGCCAGCACCTGCGGTAGCAGCTACACCAGCAGTTGTTGCGGAAAGATCAATCGTCGCTGCAGCAGTTTTGGTGCACAGTTTGTTGTTAACAACGAAAGTAATAGTTGTGGTGGTTTTAAGATCCGGGTCAGCCGTTGCTTTTGCAGCAAGAGTTCCACCGCTAAAAGCTCTCGGGCGAGACCACAGGGTCTTAATCAAATTTGCAAGATCATAATGATCAATGTAATCGTAAAGCCTCATCATTTCCTCCTATGCAAGAACTGAGAATGGGAAACGTCTAACATGTCGTTCTTGGATTGGACCAAAGAACTGACCGTCTTTTTCTTCCCGAAAATATTTTGTTTCCACTGCATCTTCCAAAGCCTTAAGAAGATCGGAAGAGCGT